ATTGCATATCCAGTACCAGCGGCAGTAGCAGCGGCTGCGGTTCCAGCCATGACTGCTCCCAATGTTGTCAAAGCACCTGCTGTGAATAGCGGCATTACTTCGCTCCTTTGATGTATGTTCGTTCACTCATTTCGTAGCCGAGTCTGTTCAATGTCGTTCCTACTGGTTCATGTCCTTCAATCACCAAGTCGCACATCGCAATGATCTGAGCGCCTTGTTCACGCGCCCACTTCTCGTAAGCCTTGATCAACTTGATGGAGGCAATTGTGCCTCTATGCTCTTCGTTGACCCACCACATCATTTCGTGCGCCACCTTTGTTAAAGGCGAATACCACACGCTTGTCATCATCGCTGCCAATATTCCAACAGCCTTGCCATCAACATCGATGACAAAGATAATTCCAGACTCCAAGAACAGACGCACGGTATTGACAATGTCATCCGTGGTGTGCGTAATCAGTGATCCATGCGGGGCAAACGCAATGAATCTATTTGCCATCTCGACTATCTGATCCAAATCATCAATCGTTGCCTTGCGTATTATGCTCATTGTATTTTCTCTATGGGTACCGTCAGTCGTTTCGCGAGTATGGGTCGTAGTCACTTGCCTTGCCTAGTCGTAGTTTGTTCCGCACTTCTAGCGGCAGTCGCTTGCCAACTGGGTATGCGAATGTCAATGCGAGCGCGTCAGCAATGTCAGGCGATGCTCCGCCCTGCAAACGCTTCTTGATCTCGTCTTTAGATTCCAGCATCTTGCGGCCCTGCGCGTCAAACCAATATGTCGGCGTCGATAGTTCCTGGCGAAGCATTGGATCGCTTGGAATGGCGCCACCGTTCTCAATCCACTCTTTCATGTTCCACCACATCTCAGTACGACGATTGACAAACTGTTGTTCCAGATTTGCCTTGCCACCAAAGTGGACTTCGATGGGGTCGTAATCGAGTTGTCGTAGGCGATCTAGCACACCAGCGCCGCCACCAGCGTCGATAAACACAGCGTCAGGCTCCCACAGATCCATCACCATTGCCACCCTGGCTGCTAGTTGCATGTTGTCTAGCCCACGAAACACCATTATGTCTGACGACTTTAGCCCTTGGCGCCTGATGATTACGCTGCGATCATCGCCAAACCGCGCTGGATCAACGCCTACGATCTTGGGCGCGCTCTCAAAGTCTTTGTCCGCGTACTCACGGTTGGCTGCTGCGTTAGCGTCACTTAGGCTAATCAATTGGTCTTCCGCGCTGGCGTTAAAGTCGCACAGATACTCACGGCTGAACGATGTTTCCGTCATGTCGCGGCGCAAGCGCTCGACTTCAGATGCGATCACAGCGTCCGTGTCGTAGACCGTGTAGATGGCGGCATGCCAGTCAGGCAACTTCTGCGCCTTGTAGAAGATCTCGCTAAACAGGTTTACGCCGTTGGGTGTGCCAGTAAAGATTGCCCAGCCATTGCGATCTGACAGCGTTGGCTGGATAATGTCTTCCCACACCGTTGGCTTGATCTGTGCAACTTCGTCGATGACAATGCCGTCCAGGCGAACACCGCGCATCGCGTCAGGATTGTCGGCACCAAAGATCCTAATCACGCTACCGTTGTGTCCAAATGTCACACTTAGTTCAGATTCATTGATCGATACGGCGCCAGTCCCAATCATCGGCTGCAACTTGTGCTTTATTCTCGACCAAGCAATTGCCTTTGCCTGCTTCAAGAATGGCGCGATATAGAAGAATAAGCCCATTCCTTTGTCGAACCTCATCGCTTTGTCGAGCAATTCCATGATCGCCAGTTCTGTCTTCCCTGCTCGTCGGTGCAGAACAAACACATTGAATCTCTTCAGCGCGTGGTGACAGTTTCTTTGCCATTCTCTTGGCGAGTAATCCACTGCTAGATGTGTGCTTGTCATGTGATCTGCTTGGCATCGGGCTTCCGTCCTGTGATGGCGTCAGGTTGTGGAACGCCTGTGACCACCGTCAGGCTGATGCCACCTTGATGCTCCACGGCCGTGCGATCACCGTACTTCTTCGGCGACCACTTAGCCAGCAGTTTCAACCGCGTATCTATCTGCGTTCTGCGCCAAGCAGCCTGTACCTGGTCGGCTGGTTCGATATCTGACAATTCAACGCATTCATCGGCAATTGAATCTACACCACTATCGCGCGCGCGCGCGATGCGTTGTGCAAAATTATCATCTTTATCCATCCAATCATAAACCGCTGAGTAAGAAGGCGCTCCATCTTGCCGACAATAAGACCTCAAAGTCTTGCCAGCGGCAAGCCAAGCAATGAGCGGTTCAAGGTTATACGGCGGTATTGGCAACTTGCCTAATGGTCTGCCTACTGGTTTCTTAGCCATCAATCACCCTATATTCATGCGGCGCCTGTCCGCGTATGAGGTACTTGCACACCTTTTGCACCGTAGACCGCCCAATTCCAAGCATTGCGCTGATCTTGCGGTATCCATATCCATGCGTTTCATGCATAATTCTGATTTTATCCACTGTTTGCTCTGAGTGTCGAGCGCGCTGGTGGGTTGCACCAATGCGGTATCCATGCTCGTTTAGTGCCACTTTGATTCTGCTCATGTAAGAAGATGTTACATATTTTCATTACATAATGTCAACACTTATGCACAAATCGCAATCCTGTATACATTTTCTTAGTTTCTGTACATATCAATCAAACTTGGTCGTCTTGCACTCCCACCAGAAGTGAACCATTGAAGCGCGGCCGTCGAAGTACAGCGGGCAATGATCGGGCGTGAAAAACGATTCTGTACTGCAAGCCAGGCAAACAAAGATCAAGTCTTGCGGTCGGTATCCGTAGTTGTAGAGTTGCGATCTGATCCGCGTGAAGTTGCCTCCTGTCAGGCACCCTGAGTCTAAAACAATCAACTTGTGGTAGGGGTCAAGTTTGTCAGGATGCAATACCACCTCAAACTCGCGTTTGTATGGAATTTGAACTGGCTCAATCGGCATCGGCTCGCCTGTCTGGGTCAATCGATGCGCTAGTACCTGGGCAAACAATCCTGAGTACTCGTAACTCAATTGCAGGATGCCAATCTTCTGGTCACCGTCAAGCCACTTAGATCTACGGATCGAGTCGGCAACATTGTCAATCAATTTCAACTCCCAATTCTGTCCGATTAGTAGTGAATCCATGTCATGCTCCATTCTGTTAAATGCGATTTAAACGATTCTTTGCTTTAGGTAATACCTACAGACCAATTAACGCCAAGGACGCCGTGGCTGTCATCTAATGCGATTCTGTGACCACAGGATCTAAGTATCGTCCACCGTTTAGCCAAGTTTGTGGGTGTGCAATGTACTGTGGCTCGGTTGCTTTCTTTCGACAATCGTCAGCAAACAGATTCACTTTTTCGATCATGTACTCGACCGCGTCACCAGCGTCAAGCAAGTCGTGTTCGATGGCCACCAAATCACATGCTTTGCGAATTAGCGCTAGCGACTTCAACTTGCCTACCTTGCGTGGAAAGCATTCCCACACTCGCTCAATCTCGGATGCTGGGATGCTCTTTGCTAACTTTTTCTTCTCAAACTCAGGCTCGACGGCGGAGCCGTTGAGCGTATGTTTTAATTCTGTGTTTAGCGTCTCAGCATCTAGCATCTGGCATCTAGCATCTAGCATGGCATGTGTTCCGCATTGCTCACGCATGTCATTCTGTGATGCGGACGCATATGCTCCCGCATTGCTGTCAGCATTGCTGTCAGCATCCCATCTGCGGTCTGCTGCTCGCTTGGCTTGACCACTCTTGCGCTCTGCTGTCTCAATCATTTCAATTCGTATTCGCTCCTGTCTTGGGTTCCTGCGGCGACCATCGGCGGCTATTGGAAACTTGGATTCAAGACATTTCCAGACCTTGTCAATCCCTCCGTGAATCAGGAACACGCGCTCAGTGTCGGCTGGAAGACCATCCGCCTCCCATGACGCAATGAGCAGTTCCATGTATCCGCCCTTCTCAGCCAGCGTCCAGCCGACTGTTGCAGATTTGAAATCAGATCCCCAAAACTTGAACCAAGGTGAATTGTTCGCGCTAGTCGAACCACGCTTTTTTTGTACACTCATTACAGATCTCTCTGCGGTCTTATCACCGCGTATGGTTTAGAAGCAGCCCAGGTTACACGCCTAGGCTGTTTCGCTTTCGTTCGCTTCCCTTTGCACTGGCTCGCACTGGGTCGCAATTACTCCAGGCCTATTAACAGTAAGTCCTACAATGTCACAACACGATTTTTTTTGCACTTTAATACAAAGTCTAAAAACTCTGTCAATTCGCAAACAATCCAATAACACTATTTCTCGCTTGTACATAAACGCATAATCTTTCATACGGTCAAATACTTTTTCTATATAAACATTGCTGTCATTTAATTCAACATCCCAAAAAGCAGCAAGATGCCGTATTGTTATTTTATTAATTTGAGCCACGCCAATCATCGGCAATGTTACAAATAAAATGCCGTTGTTTATAAGTCCAAATACCATAGGAAAATATCTACTAGGCATTCCGTATGGATCAATATCTACTACATCATAAATACACTTATTTGATATCAAACTATAGATTTTATGTTCGCTATCAGCGTTTATACAAGTAACGCCTTCCAACAAAAGATTATTTACAAATTGCACTCTATCTTTTGCTATGTCATAGCATTCAACCTGGCCAAATTTACAATAAAACTTTGTCATGCCTCCAAACCCGACATTCATTTCTAATATCTTGTTATTTACACCAAAAATATAATTTTGCGCTTGCGCTTGTTTTTCTTTTCCATGCTTATACCTTTCCATATTTTTATTTTGTTGCAATCTGCGTACTTTGTGCTTTACACTTGTTGAAGTTATTCCAATATCATTTGCTATGCGCTCATATGTAGCACCGCCTTCGCGCATAAATAAAACCTTTTCCTCTGTTTCTTTATCCCATACAAATATTCCGCCAGCAGTTAAATTAGTATTAAATAAAGGATTTAACTTTTCGGTTTCAAACAGTTCTGGCTGTTTGTCTTTCACTTGTCTTCCTTACTGCAATACTTGTCGTCAATCACAATTGGATAATGCCTAAGACAGCACCGCGCCTCGTCTTTAATCCACTTAGGCGTTCCCTTCACAATCAGCAACTTGTAAAGAAACTCGCGTGTGATCTTGAGGGAATTGACCTCTTCGTGTGGAAGAGTCATTGCATCTCTCCAAATTCTTCCAGTGTGCATCTGTTTAAAAACACTGGCGTTGTCTCGCCTAAATATCCACCGATAATGTTGTAATCAAACCACTCGACTGCATCACGCATGGACATTCCTTCTTTTACAAGTATGCGGATTACTTTCCTGTAATCATAAACTGCAACAGGATCAGAATTCCCAAAACGAAACAAGTTCCCAAGAAAAGCCTTAGCAAACTGATCGTAAACAATTGAACCTTGCTGTTCTGTCATTTCTTCACCTTCATAGATTCCTCAATCAGGCTGCGAACTTCCGCAATCCACAACAAGCGCTCGTCAGGTGACGCATATGTCTCGCATCTCTCCTGCAACGCTTTGCCGCTGGCTGTGCTGGCGCCAACAGACACGGCGCTGCCTGTGACGCTATTCCCTGTCAGCGAACGCATGGCGTCAAAGATCAGTGTGCGCGCCGTGATCGCATCCCTTGATCGCTCTTGCGATGATGATGGATACAAAAAACCACGGCGCGCAAGCGCAATCTGAACTGCTGCGTTTACTTTTTCGATTGAATACAGACCGCCCATTCATGACACCTTTAATACTTTCTGTTTAGAATGCAACATTGCGAATGCTAGCGGCTGACCAGCCTCAAGCGTGGCGCGGATCAGTTCCTTGTTGGGAACAACCGTAGTCACGGTGGTGCTAAACGCTTCAGGCACATCTCCAATGATCTCCAGCGCTCGAACACCTCCAGGTGTGGCAAGCGTGACCTTGTGTCGTGGCGTCTGAATGCTTGTGGCGCCACTTGACTCCAACACGCGGGTGATCTGCCCCTTCATCCAGTCTGCAATTGCTTGGTCGCGCTTGCCCAAGTCTGCAATGCGTTTGGCTTCCTGCTTGCGTCCTGTTGCGCGGTGTTCAATCTCGCTTGCAATAGCCAACAGATCGTCTATGGCTGGCGCCAAGTCTGTGGACTGCGAGGCCAGCCAATCGACCTGGCCTTCCACGGCGCTTATGTCACCGCCGTTGGCTTCGCTTGCTGCAATTAATTCTTCTAATGCCACCGCTGCTGCGGACGCTGTGAATACTCGTTGTGTAATGCTGTTCATAGTGTTTCCTCTTTCTTGTAGCAATCCCAACCCATCTGTTTGGCTACATCTTTAGCAGAAGTGCCGTGTGGTCTTGAATTTTCAACATTAAAACAATACATTCGCCTTGCTTCGTCACGCTCTTTAGTAAGTTGTTTGATTTGGTGTATAAGAACATCAAATGCTGCTTTTGTTAATGTTACTGATTTCATTGTGTTTCCTCTTGTGTTTCTGTTTTGTAGCAATCCCAATTCTTGCTGTCAGCAATGTGTTCCGCGGTAGATTTATTATCACTTTTGTACATGTGCTGTGCCGCCATGACACAATACATTTTTCTTGCTTCGTCTCGCTCTGTGCCAAGTTCTATAATCAAATCTAAATCGGACATTTGGTTTTTTTCTGTACTTATTTTGATAATTGCTTTAACTGCCAAATCCAAGTTGTAATAATATTTATTGCGAATCTTTATAGATGGAATTACATTATCCAATGTCATTTTTTTTAGCCATGCCAATGGCAAACATGTTTCTTCCATAAGACCATTTAGACCTCCTAGTAATACAAATTTGTTATTATTCATTGTGTTTCCTTTTTTAATTTGTTTCTTTTTTTACGCCTTGCAACAAGTTGTTGAACTTTGACTAAAGCCTTGTGTGCTTCTGCCCATGCTCGTAATTCTGCCGCTGTTTGTTTGTACATGGTTTCCTTTGTAAGAGCGGGGCTGACCGAATCCGTCGAGACGC